AGGTAGATCGCGCCCTTCGCCCGCGCGATCTCGCGTCGGACGATGCTGTCTACGTCAATCGGCGCGCGCTTCGTCTTGGTTGAGAGCGCGGGGACGTTCACCGTCACGACAACGCGCTTGGGCGCTTCGATGCCGAACCACTTCTTTGCGGCCACTGGCGACATGACGCCCTTGCGGACTGCGGTGATGAGCGCCTCCGGATTCGCTTGCAGCGGAGCAAGCGAAACCTCAAGCAACTTCCACCGCGAGAACACGGTCGATACGTTGCCGCCGTACTTCTTCCGGTCAACCTCCGTCGCGCGGCGCGCGCCGCCGTCCTCCGGCACGAAGCCGACGCTGACTCCGTTCACGATGCCCTGTCCCACCAGCGCGGCGGCGACCTCAGGAAAGAAATCGCCGACGTAGCCATCGGGCCGCTGCGCGAACGTGAACTCTCCGACGATGTCGCGCTCCCGGCGCTTCAGTCCCGCGCTCTTGCCGACAGGCTGCGAGTAGTCGTGATTCCAGAACAGCACCGGGTTGCGCTCGAACTCGGTGGCGTTCATGCCCTGCGGCACAAGAACCTCACCGTCCCGGTCGATTGTCTCTGCGGTGATCACGGCGGTGAATCCGCGCGGCGTGCCTTCAAGACGTGCGGGGAGAGCCTTGCGATTCGGGGTCATTCCTTCACCTCCGCGTTGAGCGCGATGCGCGCTTGGTCGATGGCCCCGGAGCGGCTGATGCGCTCGTAGACCGCTTCCAGTTCCGGCGTCAACTTCGGCTGCATCGAGCAGCGGCAGTTGGGGTGCAGCGGCGGGCCGTTGACGTTCTCGTAATCGAGGATCATTTCGCGAGTCTTTCCGTTGGCATCGGGGACACCAAACAGAAGGTCGCCCTTCTGATAGAACGACTCATCAAGTCCGATTGCTTTCTCTCCGAACCGTTTCGCCGCCGCCTCGCAGAACTCGCACGGGTCCGGAGCGAGAAGCCACGTCTTGCCCGTCACCACGCCAGTCGCCTTCCACGCCTCGACTTCGGCCACGCGAGCCGCGCGCATCGACTCCGTCCGCGCGATGGTCCGCGCTCGGCTCCACGATCCGTCCTCGCCCTTCTGACCGTCTGCCCATTCCTGCACCCGCTTGGCCAACTGGTCGGAAGTCTCGCCCTTCTCCAAGCCGTCTCCCAACAGGTCGCGGACGCGCACCGACGTCTGCTCCGTGACGCCTGACGCCGTCGTGCGCGCGATACGCACCGACTCGCTCTCGGCGTACTTCGCGAGGTCTTGGCGCTCGACGGAGAAATCGACGCTGGTCGCCACCTTCGACACCGTCTCGATGCCGACGTCAACGCCGACCGAGATTGCCTCGCGCAGATACGGCGACAGCGCCTCAACGATCTCGCGCTGGTAGGACCGAGCCTTGAGGACGTTCTCGACCTGTACAACCAGTTCCCGCGTCGGGCTGGGCGCGGCGGCAATCAGCGCGAGTATGTCCTTGACCTGAGCGTCGAAGACGTCGGACACGGCCTTCGCAGCCTTGTCCTCGTCCTTGCCGATCTTGTCGCCTTCGCTCTCGGCGCTCTTGGTCTGAATGCCATCGGATACGGCGTCCTCCCACACGGCGCGATGCGACAGCCGCTTGGACTTCGCGCAGCCACAGCCGCACGACTTCTTCTCGCGCTGGCGGTCGAACTCCTCGACCTTCCGCTTGGCCCATGACCAGCCTTCGTCGCCGCCCCAGCCGTGCCACGCTTGCCAGCCCTTGCCCTGATCGTCCCACGTCTCGCCCTTCTTGTCGGACTGGTGGCGCTCGAAGTAGGCGACCATGCGCCGGATGGTGTCCTCGCTCAGGTTGACGCGGTTCGCGAGGTCGCGCGCGCGCGCAATCCCAATCTCGGTCATGCCGCGTTCCGACTCCGGCTTCGTCTCGCGCACGTCGAGCGCACGCCGCGCGTTCGCGGCCACGGAATCCGGCGGCTTCGTGTCGATGTCCGAGACGGCCTTGCCGATGGACTCCTCCAAGCCCTTGCCGCCGCACATTGAGTACGCGATTGCCACGGCCTGATCCTGCTCGTAGCCTTCGTCAATCAACTTGCCGACCTTGTCGGAGACGCAGTCGCCTAGCGCGTCCTTGGTCTTGACCTCCGGCGCAAGATCGGCAGCGAGTTCCGGCGTGGCCGTCCCGCCCGTCGCAGTCGGCTTGTTCGCCAGTTGAATCGGCGCGCCATCGACGGATGCCAGCCCGAACGGCGACGGCGGCGCGACGGGTACGCCTCCAAGCGGCTGGCCGTTGATCAGCAGCCGATCCGCGTTCGCGTCGGCCATCTCCTCAAGACCTTCCATCATGCGCGCTTCGTTCGCCGTGATGATGCCGCCAGCGACGTAGCCGCGCCGCTTCTCGAACTCGAAGCGTTCGTCGGCTCCCACCGGGTTGTCGTAGGCGAGGAACGCATCATCCTCGATGCCGAACAGCGGCAACAGCGTTTGATTCAAGACCTCTTCGTCCATCCGCATGAGCGGCAGGACGCTGGTCGCCTTCCACGACGTGAAGCCCACCGTCGCGCTCGCGAGGTTCGGGTCGTTCGCCTTCAGCATCGAGACAGGAACGCCGAACACTGCGGCGATCTCCTCCACGATCTGCTCGCGTCCGGCCATGTCCTTCGGCGAGAACGACAGCGGCTTGATGTCGATGTCAGCCGTAGCCGTGAGGAATCGACCCGTGCGCCGAGCGCCGCGCAACTTGCTGTCGATCTGCGCCTCGAACGCCTCGATCTGATCCGCGCTGGCGTCCCCCTTGATCGTCAGCAAGTAATCCGGTCGGGCCTTGTTGACGAACCAGTGGTAGTCCATGTCGTGGAGCGACTCGTTGTTCGTCGCCGCGCCCCACGCCGCTTCCACCTTCCCCATGCCGTAGTACACGTCCTTCGGGTTCGGTCGCTTGAAGTGGATGACTTCCTCGACATGGAAGAACGCGCGCTTCTCAAACGACACGCCGTAGAGGTAGCCGTCTACGAACTCCTCTTTGCCGGGGACGATCTCGACCCACGGAGAAGGCATGGTCCACAGTTGGACAGGCACGCCGAGCCTACGGTCGATGACCGGATGGAGGTACGCGTTGCCCGTCAACTCAAGGTAAAGCACGCGCAAGACGGTCTGCTCAAATCCGTTCTGCCACGGGTTCGCCTTCGACAACAGGTCGAGGACCGGGTGCGAGTCGGTGACCACTTCGTAGTCATCCCCGTACTCTGCGGCCTTCGTCATCGCGTACCGCGACGGGAGTTGGTCGAGAGAACCCGACAGATACGCCTTGGTTCGGCGTCCTGCCTTGCGCGTGTTCCACAGTTTGGTCCCGGCGCTGCGGTTCCTGACGTACAGGCGCAGCGGCTGCGCGGCGACCGCGTAGGCGTTGAGGTTTGCCGCCGCGTAGATCCACGATCCGTAGTACCTGACCGCCGTCTGCGGAGAGAACGCGGGACGCACGGAGTCGCTCGACACGACGCGAGTCGATGTCGCGATCCACTTCCGCGCGTCGTTGACCGTCTTCGCCAGCAGCCGGGATAGGATCGACATCAAATGACCTTCAAGATTGGAGGTGGCTTGCGCTGACGCCGCGCATGGACGGCAAGCGCAAGCGCGCACACGCCGTCATCGTGACCAGCCGTCGCCTCGTAGGAGACGGTCCTTCCGGAGTATCGGTAGCCGAATGACTCAAGTTCAGCGCGGAGCCAGCCATCGGGTATCCGGATGTCCCGATTCTGCACGGCGATCTGAAGCCCCTCCATCAACTGCTGCTTCGATGGCGAGGTGAACTTGAAGCCCTCGACGCGCTTGCACACCTTGCGTAGATCCTCCACGATTGGATCGCCAACGCCCGTCGAGTCGATCTGCGCTGGCCTGTCCTTGATGAGCGCGGCCAGTCTCTCGCGCGTGACGGACCACGGTGCTTGCCACCTGTCGAGATGCGCGACGGCTCCATCGGAGTCGAGGCCAACGGCCACGGTGTAGTCTTGGCTCTTCGCGAGATCGACGCCGAAGCATTCGACCGGACGCTTGGACATCTCGCCGATGGACGCGCGGATCGCGTCGAGTCCAAACGGGTTGCCGCCGTCCTCTGCCGGGACGCCTTCGTACTCCTGCGCGAAGACCTCCGGCGGGAGCGTGCGCCGAGCCGCCTCGACTTCGTCCGGGTCAATGTGCGGGTTTTGGCGCGTTCCGATGCGAAAGGCCCGCATCGTGCCAGTCGTGTCACCTTCGGCCTCAGTGAACAGGCGGTGAAAGTCGCCCGTCCCCTTCGGCGTTCCGAGGAATAGCGCGGTCCCCTTGCGGTCTGACAGCGTCGGTCGCGCCGCGTTGCGCCACCATTCGAGGAGGTGCGGCACGAACCCGGCCTCGTCCACCACGATCAGGTCGTAGTCGCGGCCACGTCCGGCGTCCACGTCCTCTAGCGTCCAGAAGTCGATGACGCCGCGCGTGACGAGTTCCAGCCGCTTCTCGACGCGGTCCATGCGCGCAGTGACGGGCGCAAGCGCGCGCTCGATGTCGCGCATGGGGTCGGCAAGGTACTTGTACGTCGGGGCGAACCAGCCGACCTTGCGGCGATAGATCGCGGCGCGTTGCGCCTTGACCTTGCCGTAGGTGGTCTTGCCCCATCGGCGTCCGATCTCAAGGACGCTGAACCGAGCGAGCGCCGCATCGACCGTCAACTGCGACGGGTGCAGGATCGAGGACAGCGGCTTGAGTTGCACCCTCATGCGTCATGCTGCACCTTCGGCGCGATCTCCTCGATGGTCACGACCTCCTCGCGCACGACGGCATCCGTCTTGTCGCGCTGTCCGAGGTACTGCTTGCCCAGCCAAATCAGCATGGTGACGTTGCCCTGACGGGCCAACTGCACCTGCTTGCGCTTGAGGCTTCGATTGAGACGCATCCTGCCTCTTTCTATGGGCGCGGAAAAACCCTTGTCCAGCGTGGACTTCGAGCAGCCTACGAGAACAGCGATCTCTTCCACGGTGCAGCCTATCGCCGCCATGCGCTCGACCTGAGCCGGGTCGATGGCGAGTCGTGGCCTACCGCCCTTGGACTTCGGCTTCGGCTTGGATGCGTCAGGCTTGGCTGGCTTGGGCATTCCACTGGCTCCTGATCTGCGCGGCGATCTCTGCGGCGTACGACGGCGACACCAAGCCGCCGTCTATCCACCAGTCCTCGAACGGAAACCGCGACTCGCCGACCCGGACGCAGACATCCGGCGCGACCAGTTCGTACCCGGCGTCACGCAGGATGCCGCGCATGGCCGACCGTATCGCCGCGTTGTTTCGGTACAGGTCATGCTCCACCGTGATGCAGTCGAACCGCACCGCGTCGAGCGGGAGTTTGCACAGCGCCTGTAGCGTCAGGCTGGGCGGCTCGAGGTCGAGCGAGAGGTAACCGATGCGACCGTCCAGCGCGAAGTCGTGCAGGATCGCCCGCCAGTCCTGCGCGAAGAAGTCGCCGAAGACCGCGTGCGCCTTGCGCTCGGCGCGCAGCGTCTCCGCGTGCTCGATGTCGCACAGGATGCCTTTCCATCCCGAGTCCTCAAGCGCCTTGGTGTTGCTGATCGTCACAGGCTCGCCAGCGCCGATGTCGAGAAACGACCATCGACGCGCAACGCGAAGCGCGAAGGCGTCCTGTCCTGCCTGACTGTTGAAGGTCACGGTCTGCAAGTTGTCTCCTCTGTAGTGTCGTGCATCCTACTGCGTGGCGGCCTCTTCAAGCGTCGCGAGAGTGGCGTTGGTTTCCGCGATCTGCGTGTCGCACCGCGCGATCCCGGCAACG